ACGCAAGGTTCTCAGCAACATTGTTCTTGAGGTTGATTGTAACCACGGCATCCTTGCCGTATGTCTGCACGAGGGCAGGGAATACGCTCAACGAAGCAGTCGTGCTCACAGTCGCGTTCGCAGTCACAACATAACGCTGTGAATTTCCTGCGATGACAAGAGTGTCACCAATCACGAAAGTTCCGCCATCAGTGATAGACTTAACGACAATGGCAGTCGCACCCTTCGCGGCCTCAGCATTCAAAGCACCAGTGGCATCCGCACAGACGCCCGAAGTGTGAGTTTGAACGTTCTGGTTGCCGAACAACTCAAAGCCAAACTTTTCACCAAGAGAGCCACGCTGAAGAGTGGTGAGTCCAGCGGCTCCGGCAGTGTTCGCAGCGTTGAACGCCGAGAGTTGCTGGAAGCCATTCTGGAGCTTGCCATTCATCATGTAGTGTAGGTCCATCATAGGAACCTTGTTATCAAAGAGAGTCTGATACGGACCCGTCACGTCAGACAAAGCTGTCGTTGAAGCAAGGTCATAGTACCAAGGAACCCTCTTATACAGATTCGCCAGCTTCTGGTCGAGGTCATCCGCAAGGGCATAAGCCGCTGGACGAATGTGTTCTGCAATGATGCGGTCGGTAGTGAACGTAAGCTCTTTATCTGTGAGCTTGAACTTAACTTCCTTCCATTCGCTAAGAGTCAAGGAAACTGACTCTGTCGCAAGTCCCTGTGCAATTGACGGAGCATCCTGTGCAGTAAAGGTCGAAGGACGTTTGATGTTTACCGTCTCGCCTTTGCCGAATGTCCTTCTTTCCTGGTCATAGCCTCGGTGTACTCTTCCGGCCATTCCCAACGCTTTCTCAAGCTGAATGAGAGCTTCATTCGCATAGAAAAGAGGATTGTAAAATCCAAGTGTATTTGACATATGTCACCTTTCAAATTTCAATTATTCAATTATAGACAATGGTTGTCCGGCTTTCTCAGCTTCGGCCTTCGCCGCCTGATACTTGCTCGGACTCTTTGCATCAGCGGCAGATATAGCAAACAAGCCACCCTTTCCACCACCGACGCCACCGACAGAACCGGACCCACTTGCGTTCGTACCTTCAAACGCACGAGAGAATTCCTTGTCGGTCTTAAGTTCAGCAACGAGTTCACTGATAGACATCTGGTCTGTGCTACCCGACTTCGTACTGATACGCGGAATACCATCTCTTCCAACGACTTCAACTCCCAGTTGACCATCCTTTTCCGTGATGCGTGTGAATGACCTTATGTGTGGCAATAGAAGGTTCACTGAACCCTTGTGCTCATTCAAAGCTTTAATCGCCTCGTTGTCAACAAGAGACTTCTCAAGTTGAGACTTATACTTCTTCACAGCTTCCTTTTCCGTCATCATTTCCTTGGTGTGCTTCTCAGTCAACTGCTTTTCTCGAGCGGCGATTGTTTCCTGGACCTTCTTGTCAGAATCCCAGCCTTTGATTTCATCAACCTTCTTGAGAGCGGCCTTCACTTCAGTGGCATCCAGCCCCTCAAAGTTTTCCGCTATCTTTTTGTATTTCTTAGAGGCCTCCCTTTCAGATGACAGTGCTGACTTCAACCCGGATACGTTCTCCAAGCTGTAAGTTGCTCCGCCGTCTAATGAACAGGACTCTACATCCAAAACAAACATTCCAGCCAAGTCCTCGGCTCCCGCTTTGTACTCTGACTGAAGTTCTGGAGCAAGTGCTCCGTGAGCATCCTTCGATAAAATTGCCTTTAACATAGGTCTTCCCTTCCCGGGTTCACTTCCCGTGATTTAATATATTACTGATTCGTCCGACTCAAAGGTAGAATCACTCTCCTTTGTAATTTCGTACGACACTAAATTTTGTTCTTGTAAGAAAGATAATAACGACTCACAATACTCCCACGAGGTTGCGTCATACTTACCATTCGGGTCATAGAAAGAGGGTGTCCCGACTTTATTGCCAAGAGCGAACGCATCTTTCAATGATATCTCTTTACCTGTTTTATCTGCAATGCTGAACGATGCCTCGTAACTCATATATGTCCCTTCAGTAGTCCAAGAATAAAACAGAAGTAATCAAAATCATAACGAGCCATAGAAGCCAGCTTGTGACTATCTCCAAACTGTTGAAGTCCCACGGATATGACTTCAGTGTGGCCGCTATCATATACTCGTCCAACATAGGGAGTCACAAACTTATCCTTGTATGCTACTCCCTTATCCCTCCAACTTGCGTGAACTTTATTACAAGGCACAGGAGCTGGATTTCCGCTTTCAGTTGCCCGTCTAAGTCTCCATTTTTGAGCCTTCGCCCGCATCACTGGTATTGTATCTTCAACGTGATGTCCGAACTCATGCATATACGCGACCTTCCCATCACCTCCATATAGATAGATGGACTTAGCAACATCAGAGTAGTGTGCTCGTCCTGCCTTCTCTGTACAGAAAACGGTGACATCAGCAAATTTCATTCGCTCTTTAATCTTGTCACTGACTACTTCGTTTAGCGAATCAATGGCTTTGCTGATTGCAGAAGCGTGTTGTCCTGTCGGCCGAATTATATCTATCCGAGTACTAAAGTCCGTTTCCGGCTTCGAGAATGCGAGAACCTTCTTTTGGAAGTTCTCAATTGATTTAGCATATGAATTAGACCCTTCGTCACCCCTGGACAGAGTCTCTAATTCGCTTTTGAATTCTTCCTTTATAATTCCTTTGTACTCAGTGAGGTTCTCTTCAAATTTTTCAATACTACTTACATCGTCCACTCTACTTGGAAAAGTCCGGGCTTTGGTTGCCTCTTCTACGTCAGCCACTGTGGCCGCCTTGGTTGCCTTGCCCGTAAGGACGCCCTGCGTGCCCTGTGTGGCCTTCCAGTCCTTATATGTCATATTAGCAGGCACTTGGCCGTCCATGGAAGCACGGGTCGTCTCAGGGACGTCCTTTAGCTTAATACCAAGCTCCTTCCAACTCTTTAGTACAGGAACAGTTCTTGTCCTGCAATTAAAGTGAAACGGAGGCCGTGGACCATCTCCAATATCATAAACCTTTCCATCTTCATTTTGACATATCTCTGATGTCACATTATCCAGAGTGGCAACTATTCTCACTCCCTTTATTACATCGCTGTTCGCACGATACGTTTCTTCGTTCGCCTGATTGCCCACATCGTTCAGTGATGTGCGAACAAACGTAGTGACTTCACGTTTGCTCTTGCCAGTTACTCCACGAACTCTATTCACAATGCTCGGTACAGATTCGCCACCTGTCACTCCGATGCGGATTTCTTTATACGTGTTGAAGGCCGCCGAGTCGCTCATCTTTTTATACCAGTCCGGTATGAGAGCACCCTGCACCATCAGCTTCTCAGGCTTAATCATTCGCAACGACGGCGATACAAACGAGATACCAAGTGCCTTCGGAGTTGACTTCTTAAGCGAAGCCACAGACGAAGAGACGGTTCCCTTTATTACGGCCGACGCAGAAGATAAGTTCTCAGCCTGTACTTTGTTGAAGCCACCTCTTACGATAGAAGTAACCTCATCTCGCAATGACTTTAATCTTGTCTCCGTGATAGTCGACTTTCCAAGGTACTTTGCAAGCTTGCTCTCCACTCCAGGAAGGACCTCGGTGTCAAGAAACTTGGATATACGAATAGCCTCGGCATTGGACACAGAATCAAAGTAATCAGCCTTGTGGAGGAAGGCCGTCATAACTTGTTGGTTCACCGAAGCCATATACCTTTTCCTTTTCTGCTTCTGTAGCAATTATCTCTTTGTCAATATCGATGTTATCACTTATTACCGCTCTCCTTGAAAGCTCACCGAGGTAAGTCTTCTGGGACAAGTCACCTCTGTTCCTTGCGTTGTCCAAAGAACGAAGGTCGGTGTCCGACTTTAAGCTAAGGGCGAACTCACTGTAAACATTCGCTTTGAAGCCCTCAGGTAGAACAATAGACATCCACTCACCTGCGATTTGAAACGCTCTGGTGATTGCTACTTCTTGCGAACGTATCCAGCTATGTATGTCAGTGTTTTCATTATTCTCATCAATGGCTTTTCCTGTCGCTGTATCGTTGCCAGCTTTGGCAGACAGCGGCCTCATTCCAAGCCTGTCCATCTTATCCTCTATATCCTTAATGTCTTCCTTGCCCGCTGTGAGTGAGCCTCCGCTCCCAAGCTCAACAAACTTCATGTCCGCATTTTCATTCGTTGTAGTAAACGACTGATTAGGACCAACTGAAATTTTCTTATTGAGGTCGTCATCTGCAAGACCCTTTACAAACAACAATCCGGTACGAGCGAACCTGAGTATATTTCTCTGGTCACTGTACGATTGCCAGTGTGTGAGGTTCATCCAAGCCAAGTCCTCAAGACACGGAGTTCCTGTCATGAACCCATTCCCGTTGAAGTAAGTAGTAATCAGCGGGATGCGTCCAAGTGTCATGACGCCCTCATCAACGAGCACATAGTCTTCATCTACACGTTTGTACAGCATCCAATCAGTAGGATGAATAACGCGAACAAACTCTTCAACCTTTTCTCCCCACAGACCATCCTTAACTGTCTTAGATTCTTTGATGCGTATTTCACTCAGCACAGGCGAACCACCATCTGACGTGTAGGACCAGGAAATTAAATCCCTCGGAGATACGTGTATAAAATTAGCACGCATTCCTTTCTCCTTCTCATCTGCAAGAGTGATGCCACCATCGTTCTTTACATAGTCTACAAGAATGTGGCTGATGCCTCTGTGGACGGCCTCCTTGAAAACTTCCTTTGTGAAGTCGTGCAGATTTTGTCCCGCTCCATTAGCGTTGTCCAAGAACACTTCCATTCCCTTAGGCACATCTGATACAGTCATGGCGACGCTGAAGGGCTTTCCTACGAGATTGTCCAACGTGTCACTGTAACAGTTATATAAGACGCTCCTTGACAGACGCAAGCCATACTGAACCTCTGATTCTCCAGGCTCTATAGACAGCCACTTCACACGAGCGGCTCTCATCTTGAGAGTGCCACCTAAGAGGTCGTCTGGAAGAGTCCAGCTCTGCATCATATCCGTATACGCACGACACGGAGTTCCTACATTTGTTTTGCCTTGATCACTCATTGCATACCTTAGAAAGTAGTTTATCAACCTTTATATCAAGACGCTCGTTATAAGCAGTTAGAGTGTCTAACTTAGTATCCAGCCTCATATTATGGCTCTTCAAATCTTCTTGCTGTTTACGAACTGCTTGAAGAAGAGCGGCATTCGTTTTCTGTATCTCCGTACAAACATCCTTAGATACGACGTCTGTGCTTCTGGGATGCAGTGAATTACTTGACACGTGAAGATTAATCTTTTCGTGCAGGGTGGATATTGAACCGTCCAGTCTACTGCCAAGCTGAGCGAGACCCTCAGAAAACTTTGTTGCTATTTTATTTATGAACGTATACAGGCCAATGATTGTCCCAATCAGTAGAACCGTTATCGTTGCCAGAAGAGCTATTAGTTGTTCCATATAAATTTCCATAGATGCCGAATTAATTCTGATGGACGGATGCAGTCTTACCCACACCCGTCCACTGAATTAGGGACAATTACCCACAAGATTAGGAGCTGACTTTCTCCGATGGGTCAAGTTCCAAAAGCGTTTTTTGTACTTCGTTGCGAATTCCGGATGCAGTCTGCGAGGATTTAAGTTTTGCCTTAATTACATCCGTAGTCTTTTCATCTATAACACTCAGCCCGTCATTAACTGATGCAACGAGGGCAGTCATTGTTTTCTTCGCCTTCTTCTTTTCCGAGAGCTTCCCAATGAACGCACCCACCCACCCGATAAGAGGAGAAGCAAGAGCAAGATAAATTCCATAGGGTTGAGGAAGAAACTTAGCCACCTCCCGGACACCTGTCTCAAGCGTTTTACCTTCGTCGCCACTATTGGCCGCACTATTCAAATTAGCTAAGGACTCATCTATCCTATCCTTATACTCGTTGTATTTATTAAGCTTGCCTTCTGCAAGAGCCACCTGAGCAGACAGCTCTGCTTTGTACTCGTCTGGGAGATCGCCGCTTGCGATACTATCCTTGGCTGATGCTATTCCGGCCTCCAAATCGCTTATGACCTTGGTCAGCTCCGTAGAGACGTCCTGTGCCTGAGATGTTGTCTGCCTTGTTAAGTCCAAACGCTGGTCGGTAGTTGAGTCACATCCCACCATTGTCACAGTTGTGTAGACGCTGATGTTTATCAACAGAGCGACTATAAATATGCTGAACCATTTCTTCTTCATAGAGTCTCCTATAGAGTGCTTAATATTGTCATTCCACCTACGACGGGGAATCGTTTGTACACATAGTATCCCAACGCATCACTCAAGTGAGTCAGGGACTTATCGGACGCTTTGTCTATCTGTCCAGAGCCACCCTCAAGCAGTGGCACACCTTCCAGGTCTCTTATCATCTTAGGACAGTTCACAGGGTCCACGAACAACTTTGGTTCACCGCCGATGGGCTTCATGCGGGAGTTCATTGAGTTAACTCTTGACCTCTCTGCAGGATTGCACGACGGAACCCTAAACTTTAATCTTTCAGTACCGAACACGGGACGGAACGAGGCCTTCACCAAGTCCCAGTCAGAACCCTGCACTTTAGCAGAGCCACGAGCTCCTCCAGTCGCATCGCCATAGCACCAGACATTCCCAGTGTGCGACCCATATAAACTGATGAGCTTTTCACAGACCCTCAATGTGTTGCTGTTCTTAGGAATATACACTTCGTTGATAACGAGCGATACGCCATTCTTTTCTTGGACAGCCACTGCAATTCCCGGGTCCACGTTGAAGTCAAAGCACAGATGCAAGTCCAACGTCGGGTCGTAGTAGACTCGGGTCTTCGCGTGGTCTTCCCTGTTGAAAGCATAGTATACACGTCCGGTGAAGTTTACGAACGAACCATCATACTCTTGCTGGAATGTGAGCAGGTCCAGTTCACGCTTCGCGGCTGATATTTCGCTTTCTGATAGTATCTCAGAGGACTTCCAATGAAAGTACGCCCACGAGTCTTCCCAAGTCGCTGACTCATCCCGCATCATTTGCATCGCAAGCTGTGCGACATCGTAATAATGATTACGTCCTTCAGGCACTCCAATCATATCTGCACATCCGAGCCTATCAATCGTAGACAGTGCAGGCCTGATGTGCTCGTCCCACACTGATTTCTTCATATTGCCATATTCGTCCAATACGATGAAGTCAATTGGCTTTCCCTCTGCTCGTTCTGGTTTGTCCAGTCCAACGACGCGGAGAGTAGCTTGATTCCATAGCTTAATGGACATCGCCGATTCGTTTATACTGCGATACTTCTTCTTAGGAGTATACAGTGCATCATCTGGGATAAGCAACTTCGCATCCTCCCAGTATATATCTTTCGCTTGCTGTCTCGTAGGAGCGGCATATATAAAGTTCCCATCGTTGGTCTTATGCCAGCTCAAAGCCCTCTTCGCCGCTCTCCTCTTCGCGAGTTCTGTCTTGCCACTTCGCCTTCCGGCCGGGACAACGTTGAATCTTGCTTGACTGTTCCAATAGTCTTGCTGGACGTCGTGCCATTTTAGCCTCGTCCATCTTGGAGTAGGAGCTGACATTATTCATCCTCTGCATCGCCGTCGCCTGAAACTGATTCTTCTATGCCTTTAAGAATAGACTTAATATGCTCCGTCCTTTCATCCGCCTCTTCTGAAGATACAGACGCTGAGGCATTGAGAAGCAACTCGGCCGCTCTTAGTCTACTTGCCGGAGGACATTGGCCGTCCTGCACAGTTTGATAGATAATCTCAAGAGCATTGCATTTGTGTTGTTCAGGAGTCAGCAAGATTTCCTTCATCATGACGATTGCCTGAGCTCGTAGTGTTTCGTAAGTGCGAGGCGACATTGGAATACCAAGTTCGTCCTCCATACGCTTCTTCAGTTCATACTTCCGCAAACCGAGAGCCATATACTTACAACAAAACTCTACGAGCTCATCGCAAACAATCGTGGCCGTGACGGGCTGAAATCTGTCGTCCTTAACTTTTTTGTTCTTCTTTGCCATATGAGTAAGACCTACGAAACCAATTAAATCTGTACGTTCCTAATTAGCACGCATTATACTACTAAATAATGGCGATTGCAAGGAATTTATTTTAACTGAAAGTTATAGACAATCATCCGTCGTGCACTTCAATTCATCCAGAACCTGAATAATAGTTTCAGCCACCTCAAGAGTCACTGATTGTACTGAGTTTTCTAATTTGAACTGATAGACATTGCTCCATCCAGCCTTCCTTGCAAAGGTTGAACTCTTGACGCCAAGCTCGTCCCGAATTGCTGCCAGTTGGAACCCATCAATTTCAAACCTCGGACAATACGCTCCAAAGATTTTCCGCTTGATACGTGTCTCCCCTTCAGGGACGTCAAAGCCTGTTATATAGCAACTCCGACAACATATACTCTTTTCATCTTTCGACACGACCCAGGAACGGCCACTAAGAACGACACTCCCGCAAGAGGGACAAACATTCTTTGGAGCCAATTTCCTTACCAATCTGTTCCTATCATCTGCACGTCTACTGCTGAGGTGAAATGCCCTGTCAAACGGGTCTCTCCAGTCGCACTGCTTCATTAAATCCCTGACATGAGCTTGCTCTGCCAATTCTGCATCATCCAAGATGCCCTTCGCTATCCTATATTCATTCATTTATCTTGTCTCCATTTTAACTACTTAGGTATACATAAGTTGAACTGGGACCCGCTCCCAACCCACCTAAACATCTTAAGACCCTGCTTCCTACTCTACTATCCAACTATTCCTTCAAAAATATTTTAGTAGTTAAGTAGTAGTGTAGTTCAACTTATGTATACCAATCATGTTAATTTATGATGTTTTGCTGTTCCATCAGCCAGTTAATCATTGCAGTAAAGGCATCGCGGAGATGCACTGTATCACCGGCTCTGCGACAGAAGAGTACAGTTCCCTTTTCGTCTTCCAATGCAATCGTCGTCCCAACGTTTCGCAGGACATAGCACGGCACTCCAGCGGCCTTCATTTCCCTAATCGTCAGCTCTTGATTTAGCTGTGGAATATTCTTCCCGCACTTTACTTCCAGCCACACACGCATCCCATCAAAGGCAATGAACACATCCGGAATCCCGGCTCTCTGCATGAGGCCGCCATGAATCTTTAAAAAGAAGACACGATGCCTTGTCTTGTCGGTGTACTTTTCTATATAGTGCTTCAGCTTGTTTGTGAACTGTGTTTCGGATTTGCTCATTGCTCCGTACCTCCCCATCTTGGAGAGCCATACGCGACAATCTTATTACAGCAAGGACAGCTCGTAGGTAGACCCTTTCTACGACTAAGAGTTTCACCGCATCCGGTATTCCATTTAGAGCCTCCATTTGCCAGCTTTGCGACTTGCGTATAGTTACAAGTGCCAGGAAGACCCTTTGGAGGACCTGACGACGCGTGAGCTTCCTTCATATAGCTAATTGGTATATTACATGAGGGACAGCTTACTTCGCACTCAGGGAGAAGGTGTGCTCTTATATGGTCGGTGAACTTATGGTACTCACAGCGGCCATCGCTGTTCAACATGATACTGCTCGCAGTCTTACCACATACATAACAACGCACTTCATCCTTCTCTTCAGACACACAGTGCTCCGCAACATGGATGAAGTATATATAAGCAAGCTGTTCGAATGCCCTGTCCTGTGAGGATTTTCTGTACTCTCGTTTAGATGCCTCTCTAAGAGATTCCGTCATTACATCTACGCCCGAGTGGAAGCATGACTCTGAAAAGGAAATGTATTTCCACGCATTGCATGCATCCAGATTGACAGTTTTTCTTGGACCACCTGTCTGCACGTATGAACCCGCCTTATCGTGGATAATACAAACCGACGACCCGTCCGTCATGACAATGCCTTCTGTACTTGTGTCGCGAGCAGGATACGGCGACACAACTGGTAGACGCTTGCATCCAGGACAAAGCACCGGACGAGACTCCTCTGTTGGAATAAACAGGGTTGACTCAAGATTGCCTTTCCATCCGCATTGACACATAAAATACCTCATGTCGAACTTAGTATTGATTAATGTCCATACGCACTGTGTATGGACATTAATCAATACACAGTGCGTATCGGGCGTG